TAATGCGCCTAAGGGAATGGCTATATTTTTTAATGCCGGAATAAGTCTCGTTGAAAAAGAAGATGCCGCGCCAGTCGCTGCTTTATCCATCTGATTAAGATTTTTTTCAACTCCGTCTATTTGTTTTGTGGCCGAAGCAAAGCTCTGACCGTCAGTGGTCAGCCCAATTGAGACAAGGAATTGCTTAATTATATCGGCCACTAGCTAGCCTCCCTTATTCTTTCTTGGTTTTCATCCTGCACGTCGAGAGCGGCGTTTAATAGGGCAATATCATAAATAGATAAAACTCCATTAACCAAGCTCTCATACATGCAAGCTCCCCGAAGGACTGGCCGCAAGACCCAGTCCATTCCATCGCCTAAAGAAACGAAGCTTACTGCTCGTTTTGTTTCAGGCCCGCGTCTTGTAAAAGACGGGGGAGAGAACCGAAAAAATCTGATAGATTAAATTGCATGGATTTAAAAACTAGAAATAACATTGATGCTAAATCAATATCGTTATACATTATATTTCCATCCACGATTAATGGGAAAATGCCATTTTCAGTTTTTCGCTTAATCGATTTCAAAAATCCATTAATACAATTTTTAGAATCTTCATCGCTCATAGCAGAAATAGCATTTGCCATTTTATCAAACGCCTCGGTTTCGCTAGCGCCGGATATCACAGCATTTTGCATTCCAGACAGCATTGGAAGTAATTTTCTGGATAGATTAAATTGCTCCATGACATTTAATTTTGTGAATGTATAATGAAAACTGTTATATTCTAGTTCCATATTACACCGCCAAAATCTGTTCTGTATGAGCAGCTATAAAGGTCCATTCGTTATTACCTGCCTCTTTGGCGAAGTTAATATCAGGACGCTTTTGGAATGCTACATCAGTCAATACAATAGTATCGCCGCGATTAACGTCCCGAAGTGTTATGGTATTTTTTCCATTCAATGCAGCATTTGCAATCTGAATATTATACATAGTCTGCAAAATACCATTTGTTGGGCTTAACTTGCTTAACCTTACCGTTACCGTGCTTGCTGTTGATGCAGCAAGAGAATGCGCGACAAAACCATCAGCGCCATATTCAGAAGTTGTCTGGTCCATAACTGCCGCAATCGTAACGCCTTCTTCAGCTGCGCCAGAACCTTGCCCTAAGTTTGCGACACCGCCAGCGCCTACTATAGTAGCAACGAAGCTACTAAAACCGTAAAAACCTGTATTTGCCATTTTTTAAATCCTCTTATCTATTAACATTTACAAAAATGTCGATGGTATGTATAGCGCCGGTTAATTTAACAGCTACTTGAATTGGCACGCTCTTTCGTTGCTCTCTATCTACTTGGCTTTGTGAAGAGATAGGAGGGGCATAAACATAATAACCGTTCGTTAAATATTGGCCGAATTTCAATTGACCGAAACCATCGGCGTTCCAGGTTCCAGGAGCCGCTAGGCCGTTATTCACAGCTTGATTAAGCACGCTATTAATCGTATTAACAATCTGATTATTCCCGGAATCAGTTTGGGGAACTTTTGTAGAAGATGTATATAGCAAATCAAAGCAGGCCGTTTGAATAGCATTTTGCAGCCAGTCAATTCCTTGTCGTTCATCGATATATAGGCTAAATGCCATAGTTCCATATTGAATAATCGCGGTATCATTAGAATATTTCACGAAGACATTACAGCGCTTAGCAAGTAATGTATCCGCCTGCGTTTCGGTAATAAGCTCAGCTACAACGCCAGGCTCCTGCTTATACATGATAGTAATTGTTGAGTTATTCGCTTCGAAATCAACGGCAGCAAATCGACCCGTTAAGGAAGCGGCGGCATATTGATTTTGAGAATATTGAACGAAAGAACGTTCATATTCAAGGTCTCTCAATCGTGTAGCAATATCGGTTGTCCAAGTAGAATCAAGTGTACGCTCATCGGTATCAGTAACGGCTAAGACGCGAGATATTTCTGCTGCTTCAATAAATGCGGCGCAATCTACTAGCGCATCATCTGTCGGCATTGTAGAGGCTGCAAACAAGCTAAAATACCAATCATTAGAAATAGTATAAAGCGCCTCTAAGCCTTCTTGTGCTGTTTCGGCGTCATATCCTCCGATTAAATCGTCCGCTAATACAGATGTCAATTTCAGCATTCCGGATATATCTGTACCGGTTCCTTCGGGTGTTGCATAGCTCACGGTAGAAGTAACACCAGTCGTGTCACTTATTGCAATGAAATTAGAACCATCCCATACCAAAGTTCCGCCAGCTAATTCCGCGCTAATAACTGAAGCATCACCATTTAAATTGGTCTGCGCGGTAAAATCTAGGCCGGTAATATCTTCTTCGTTTCCATCAAATGAAATTGTGAATGTACCATCAGATATAACATCCCATAAATCAATATCCTGCTCAGCAGCGCTTAGTGTTCCACCAATCAAAAATCCGGCTGTTGCTGTTCTTAACCATCTGCCTATCATGATTTCTTCTGGACGAGGACTTTGCTCGAAATATAATTGAGCCGCTAGATATTCTGGCGCAGAAGTTCCAAAATCTTCGGCGACAGCGTCAATATCGGTATAAGTTCTATATCGCTCTTGTCCGCTAATAACATTGCTATCACCCATAACAAGAGTCAAACCAAAATTTCTAACCGCAGCAGCGATGGGCGTCAAAGTAACGTCTACATTAACAAGACGTGAAACGCTTAAACCTTGAGTCATAATTTACCCCTAATTAGTTGGCACTTTAAAGTTTTCTGTAATTGGGCCCGCAGATGTTAAAGCGGTTATAATGCCCTGTATTGCGACAAGATGGTAAATATCATAATCTCTTCCAACTTGCCTATTCATATTCACGATAATATCACATCTTTGATAATATCTATCATTAACCAATTCAGGAACAAAGGTTAATTCACCCGTTCCGTTTACACCTATGCCAGCAGATGTTAAAACATCTAAATTTTGCTGGATTTGAAACCCATCACGGAATGCTGTAGCGAAACCGAGAGATTGCGGTCCATAGAATGTTGTTGATAAATCAAAGTCCTCATTATTGTATGAGGTTCCATTGTTTTCATCTTGTCTATACCAAGCCATATTGGGCGTATTTCTCGATGAAATCCAGAATGAACACCAATCTACATCGATTCCAGGAATTACCGGAACATCCTGTTGAAACGCTGGCCTTACCAATGTATTTGTAAGTCCAGATATTCCCACAATAACATCATGCAAAAATCGTATTAATGCATTAGAATCAATTGGTCCAGCTGTCTGTAATAAATAACCGCCGCTAGCGCTAGAGTTAGGCACTTGCCATCCTCCTTTGACAAATTGCGCTGGTCCAGCCAGCACCCCAATTCAAATAATTTTCTACTAAATCTTTTACAAGATATTCAACGCCTTTAAACGTAATAATATCACAATATCCAGACATCTTTTGAATGTTCAAAATGCCTTTGTAGTGCACCACTATATCAGTAGTCAATATTGAAGCCTCTGGAAATCTTGATAAAATATCTTTGCTGACAGCCTGAATTACGCCAATTGCACTCATGGTTGTGGGCGTTGAAACTTGTTCGCCATATTGGTTTATTACCACAGTCTGTGACGTAATCATAAATGAATCCGTAAACATTGGATCGACCATCAAAGATGAAACATCAACCAGGGCCATTTTTGCCCCCTATAACATAATTGATGCTTCCAATTAATTGGCCTGTAACAATAAGGGGCTTTTCGCCTTTAAATCCACGTCTTTCTCGTGATTTCTTGGTCGATTGGGCTATGGGACTCATATCAATACTTTTTCGGATTCTATTTTTTACAGAATCTCTATTAATCTGACCGACCTTTTCTAAGGTATCATTAATGCTTTCATTAATGTTTAAAGCGCCTTTTGCTAATATGTCCGCTGTTCTGTCTTTAGCATCTTTAATGCCAGGAATTAAAAATGGCCTTGGCGGTATATTATTGGGCTCACTACCATATTCGTTCATATAACCTATTTCGGCGTTTGTTATTTTTATATCTTTTTTTCTGGCATATTTTTTCGAATTTTGTTTTTTTCTTGCTTTTGCATCAGATGGTATTCCGACTAATACGGATTTAGTTGCCATTTCCTGCATCTTTTTCAATAATCCATCGAATTTATTATTAACAACCTTGACGCTCATGCCATGAAACCGCCTTTTCCAAACATTTTAGCCAATTGTAAGTATTGACGTCCGTAAATGGTTTGGTTAAACCATCCGCCATTATTTTCAAAAGACCATGTTGTATCATACTGGATTGTGACAGTTCCGACGGTTTTCTCTGATATCGTACCGCCATCGCCGAGGGGAATTCCGCCTGTATTAGATGCGAGAATATCTTGCGCCTGAAGTGCAATGCAGTGGGCTGTGTAAAGCTCAATAATATTAGTATACACATCACCGAATCTTGGCTCCTTATGAAGCTTTTCGGCAAGCGTAGACCAATAGGTTATCATTGAGTCAGTATAAACCGTATCGTCTGAAAACTCGGGGAAATCTAGTCTAAATTGTGTTATATCCATAATTCCCCGCAAAAAGCCCCGATTTCTCGGGGCTCATCTAATTAGATAGCATCACGATAAGCGATAGTTTCAGGATAGATTAATTCAAGCTGACCGTATGCCCAAGCATATGGACGGAAAAAGTCAAATCCTTGAGTCCAAGCAGCGCCAGCAGTAACGGGAGCCATTGGGAAACGTAAGAACTGAATATCTTTCGTGTAAGCAATCATTCTATCTGTGTCATTAACACCACGACCTTTTAACCATTTTACTGGACGAATGTCTAATGAGCCATTAACTTTCGTGGAGATACAATTATCTTGCAAATAAGTGATAATGCTTTTATCAGCATTGCCGCTAACTTTTTGAGAGCAAATATAAGAGTATTGTGCGAAAGGTAACAATAGCTTGTTAGGACATACTGCGAAACCGGTGGCCTCATAAGCGGATTCAAGAATCTCGTTTACGTCAGCTAAGATTTCGTCTGGTGTCTTAGTGGTCCATTCTGGGTCTGTAGATGCGCCGTCTGCAACATCTTGAACGTTAGTTACCGCGCTGTTATTCGTCAAGCCCTCGAAGTCTGCATAAGTTGCAGTATCACCGACATAAATAACCTGGTCAGTAGACATCTGATACATAGCATTGAACGCTTGCATCTTTGCCATATCAACACTTTGCCCAGTTCGTTGGGATTTTTCAAGCTCCCAGCGCGAGTAGGCAATTTGTTGGCCGAGCAAACGAACAGGCGTTGCAATCTTTTCATTATCAACGCTAATCCCTGGCAGATTATTACCGTTGCTAGCCATGTAAGGCAGCCCGGTTGCTTGTTGAGAACCTGTTGCGCCGTAATTATTGCGAATATAAGAAGTTAATTCGTCACTAATAGAAACACCAGGTCTTAAATCAACGTCACGAGACCACGTTACGCTATAAAGCGGTTGGTGGAATGTGGGGTCGAAGTTTTCTAATTGATTTAGGAAGAAAGCCATTAAAGACATTTTTTAACCCCTTATTTAATTCTTACAGCAGTGACATTGTCACCATCTTTGCCATCTAACGCCCAAGTGACGGTAGGCAATAAAACACTTTCCATTCCATCCGCATCAGCTTCTAAATCGCCAACAGCTTTAGGAGCATCCGCGGTAACTCGCATATATACAGCACCCCCGCGAACTGGGGTTCCTACAGTACAGCGAACCAAAACATAAGCTGGACCACCAACTGCAACACCGGCTACAGTGTCAGCATTTGGAGTTCCAGTTAAGAATTC